CTGTTGTCCAAAACGGATAAACTTATACTTACCACCCTCTGACGCCATAACACAATGAGACTTAGTCGGGTGTTTAGGTGTACGCTTGGGTTTGTTTACACCACTTAACCCTTCTTCTTTCATTTTAGTCTTGACTCTCTCAGGGATTGCCATCTGTCCAACCTTCCATACGCATTGCCCACTCAACATGCTCTAAAGTAAATGGTCTACCATAGTGAGCCTGTACAGCCTCTCTTACGTAGAATACATCACTGTGGGGAATATGTAAATCTTCAATGCTACCGTCAATTATACGTTTATAAAACTCTTCAATAACATTGTCAGTATATAGTTTTACTGATTTTTTACTCATTGTCAAGAACTTTCTGTATTTTAGTACAAAAATAATTAATATACTACTCACTTATAGTGTTACATATAAGTGTATCTTAGTTTAGTATAATTATATT